TGTCCTTACCATTAACATCAGTTGCGGATGTTCGTGTTGGTGATATACTAAGGGTAAATAGTGCAGTTGTTCAGTATGTAAAAGTTACAGCCATCGATGAATTTGCAAAATCTGTTACTATTGCATCGGCCACTACTTCAAACATCCTTGCAAACAATACTGTTGCTGCTATAGGGTTTAGAATTAGGGTATATAGGAAGAATTACAGAGGACTGGTATCTGAAGTAAAGATCAATGAAAGCAAGATTTGGCTGTCCCTAGAACCTGAAAATACTGAGTTCTATATTAATAATGCTTTCAAATCCCATCCTCTACTAAATCTGGCTGATCAAGCATCACCAGCTGCCAACTACTTTGATAAGTACCCTGTTGATGTAACAACAGTAACATTCCTGACAAGTGGATCTGATGGGACTGCTCCATCTTCTTCAACAGACTGGAATGACCAGCTTGCATTCTTTGATACTTACAACATCAGATTCCTATTCAATACTGATTCTACTCTTTCAGCTGTAAACAATGCTGGTGAGGATTACTGTAAGAACAGGCTTGATGCTCCACTTTGGATATATAACATTCCAGATGGACAGACAAAGGATTCACTCATTACCCTCGGTAGACTTTATCAGAGAAGCGATCAAGTCCAAGGGGTTGTGATTTATGGAAGAAGGAATGTGTCAGACCCTATTGGTGATGGTGCATCTCCTGTTGTTAAAATCCCTAATATGGGTGGAACAGTTGGTAATTGGATTAACACCATCTACACATCAGGGGTTCATAGAGCACCAGCAGGAGAAGATTTCCCATTGGCTGGTTATCAGGAGACTCCAGACCTTGTTGAGGATCAATGGAGTGAAGATGACAGAACTGACATACTTGAAGCTGGAGTAAACCTGATCCAAAATAGGGCTGGTAAAGGGATTATCCTGAGATCATTTAGGACTCCATCTACCAACACATCTGCCATGTTCGCCAACCTTCTTTTAATGCAGAACTTTATCAAGATTTCTGTTGTTGAATCACTCAGTCAGGCTGAAAACAGACCAAATAAACTGTCTAAGCTTAAGGACTATGGCAACAAGGCAAGAGATTTTGGATTTAAGTTGTATGAGGGGTCTTTCCCATTTGGTATTGATTCAGATGGTGCATTTGGAGATTTCAAGAAAGCAGACGGTTCTGACAGTCAATTTGAGGATGTTTATACAGTACAGGATAATGAGTTCATCAATGATCAGACTTCTCTGATGAATGGTGAGGGCAATATACTGATTTGGTTCTATGGTGCTCCACTCCTTGAATCTCTTGGTGTTGGTGTAGGATTCCAAATTCCGGTACTATAATGGCAAGAGAATCAAGAGTAATTGTGGTTAAAGCCAAAGGGCAGCTTAAGGTCTATAAAGTTAAAGACGAAATCTTTATGCGGAAAAAGTCCATTAAAGCTGCCTTGGATGTCCTTTTTAAAGGGGAGAAAGACCCCAAGAGATTAAAATTACTAGAACAGATTAAAAAGAATCTGGCATTTATATAGAGGTACTTATGCAAAGACAAGGAATTTCAGATGTACGAATCCTGATGATACAGGGGATCATATTGCCAGGATTGTTAACCATTTCGGAATCAGGACTGGATGAAGACCCAATTGAAGTACCAGAAAATGGCAAACTTAGACTCATTGGCTCTGGTATGGAGAAAATCACAGCTCTTGAAGTGGAATACTTGGTAAAGAGAGAATCTCCAATACTTAAGTATTTTATTGACTGGAGAAATCAGGGTAAGTTTGCTAGGGATGTTAGTATGCTTTATACTGACAAATCTGGCGACATAACCACAGCCTATAGAAGAGATGCCTTCACTGATTGTGAACTTGGGATGTTTAAGAATCCGGCATTTGATCAGGCTGGACGTGTAAAGGCATCTCTTAAGATTAGTCTTTTCCCATATGATTATCAACCAAGGATTGGTATCTAATGATTACTAAACTTCCAGTACCAGTACCCACTCATCAGGTAGGTGTTGTAAAGCCAAATTCAGAGACAATACTTAATGTCTATGATCAAGTTGAGAATGGCAAAATGTACCAATCAATTCTGCATCTAATGAATGGGTCATTGAGTGATCTTGATAATGGTGGTCTAAATGCGTTGAAAGACATACCAATCATAAATTCAGAAGTGATAGCAATTGAGGCATTTAAATTATACAAGTTGCCCACCAAACTGGAAGGTGTCTATCCTTGTCCTCGTATGGGGTGCAATCATAAAATAATTCATGAGGAGACAAAAGAGTCAGATACTAGGGACGACATTGCTGAAATGCTTATCACCTATTTTGAAGGTACTGACATTAGTGATTCGTATTTTACTCTTCACCTAGATGCTGGAGACGAGGTAAAGATTTACAGTAGAGGGGATGTTATATGCACTATTTCAAGCATAACTTTTAGACATCCAACCATTGGAGACCTTATCTCAATAGAAAATGATCCAACTCTAAAAAAGAGTGCCTCAAGACTAAAAAAACTCTATCATAGTTGCATAGTGTCTGCCAATTTCGTCTCTCTTGATGAAAGTATCACATCTGTGGATGTTATTAAAAACAGATACCCATACGAGATGCTGAAATTTGATGACTACAGACAGATAGACCGCATTACTGTTGGGCTGCGTAAGTATGGCATTTACCCTTTTGTTGCCATAACATGTCCTAATTGTGGCAAGGAGTTTGAAGCAGCAGTTGATTTTACAGGTTTTTTCGCCTACGCTCTTCGCTCACAATTAGGAGAAAGAGTGAAGAGCTAATCTGGGGTAAATGCCCAGACACCAGAGACAAGATACTTGGTTGGAATCACATCCTATGGGCTATCTGCACTATAGATTTTAGTAAAGAAGCGTTCCTGCCTGAGTCATTGGCTATAATGGAAATGTCATCTGGTGGACATACTCTAACAGATTTAAAAAAGCTGCCATTCGACGAATACCAAGATCTGGTAGATGAGGTTAAAGAATGGCAACGTAAGTCACAGTCAAAGGGGTCTTCTTGGCAGAGTCAAGAGTATCAATAAGTTGTTGTTACCCCAACAAACGGCAAACTCTGCCCATACTCTGTATCCAATAGTTTTTTAATCTCAGATAGTTTCAATTCTACTTTTACTCCTTGTCTGTAATTAGTTAAACACCATTCAATTGCAGCTTGTTCGTCTTTTATGTACCGTGTTTCTTTCCCAACTATTGTGTTCTTTTTGTTTGTTTTCGCAAATACTGGTGGTTGTATCTGGTGTGGCTTTATATTTTGAACTTCGACATTTACTACAGACTTGTCAAGCTGTTCTAATTGTTCAGCTTTTTCATGGGCTGGCGTTTTGCTATTTTGTATTGCAAGCCTGTCTAATTCAAGAGATACTCTTTCAATGTTTTTTGAGTGGTGATTTAACTCGGCTTTTAACTTAGCAAACATGGCTGGTATTCTCTCTACCAGAGTTTTATATTCTGATTGCAGCTTAGCAACCTCTGCCTTAAACATGGATATGTTTGTTTTGTTTTTGTCTTCTAGCTGTTCAATTTTCGATATTTGCTGCTTCTCGTAGTCAAGGGCTTGTTTTTTATAAGCGTCTATATGCTCTTTTATTGGCTTAAAAGCTTTTACAAACGAAGTCCTGCATGACACGAGTTCTTGCTGTAGCTTTTCCATGTCCGCAAGTTCTTTCATGGTTGAAATCTTAGCAAGAACTTGGTCTACTGGTAAGACCACTGCTGGCAGCTCTGATGTTGGTTGTTTTAATAGTAGTTCCATTTTTGTCCTCTATGTTTTATCGATTAAAGACCACTTTCCTTTTTCTAGACCTTTCTTGAAATCCAGAATGCCCATACTCTGAACTTGGTTTTTGCTAACTGGAGCAACTTTATAGTAGACATTATTGTTGGATATCCTGTGTATTTTAAAATTTAATCCAGATGGTGTTGTGTACAACCCTTTCTTTATTTCTACTGGCATATTAGTCTCCCTTTGATTTACTCATTGGTTTCTTTATGAAATCAGGATTACCTGAATCATACCCATCAGTAAAAGCCATGTTATATGTGTCAATTGCTATGGCTATTTCCTGCTCTGTATAAGTTGCAAGCTCTGCGTAAAATGTTTGTTTTTCTTCTGGTGTTAGCGTTCTTTTTTCTGGTAATGTCATTGTTATTCTCCTGTCATTGCTATCGTAAATTATTTATTAAAATGGCTGACACAAAAGACTGTGTTTTTGTTCATTTTATCTGTGGGGATGAATTATTGGTTTGTAGAGATAATGAGAATGGTTTATACTGTGTTGCTGGTGGACACCTAAAAAACAATGAACCAATAATTAGTGGTCTTAGAAGAGAACTGTTAGAAGAATCAGGGTTAACATTTTCTGGACTAGAAGACAACATAATAAATGCAAAATGGTATAAAGTTGAAAAACCAGATTGTTGCGTATACCAGTGTGTTGTCAGAATACCAGACAAAGAAATGCTTTCACCAGTAGATACCAAGGAATGTTCAGGTTGGGATTGGTTAAAAATTACAGATCTTCCAGAAGAAGAAACCAAACAGGGACTATACGCATTTAGGAGTCATTTAGCATGGAACGTGTAGGTATTGATTTGCTATTTAATGCGAATAAAAGTGGGCAGACATTTGCCAGACTAAGAGCTACTTTTACCGAATCAATTAATAAAATGAAGGATGACTTCCATGCCTTCAGTAAGACTATGGTTAGTAAAATGGGTGCTGCAATGGGACAGATTGCGTCTACCATCAAAGACAGGGGGAAATCAGCATTTGATAGTTTAATGGGGTCTATGCCTGAGATAAATGAAGCCTTTTCTGTAATGAAGGATACCATTATAAACAACATAGCCCAACCACTCAGGAAGTTGATATTCCCAATACTGGCCAAAATAGTAAACTTCGTTAGGGATAATAGGGCAACATTTGTAAAGTTTGGTAGTGCCATAGCCAACGGATTTAGAGTAATTTTCTATGCAATAAAAACCCTCTTCGACGCTGTGTCCAATGTTATGAAGAAAGTATTTGGTGTTTTTACCTTTAGCGTAAAATCAATAGGCAATAAATTGGTTGATTTTTTAAACCTAGTAGCTCTGAAAATTGCTTTTATTATTACCTTTATAGGGATTTTAATAGAACCAGTCCTTGAAGGGATTGCGAGACTCCTGAAGTGGGTCTTTGAAGAAATAGCAATGCCAGTAATTATGAAATTTTCTGATGCTGTAAAATTCTTGGCTGCTGTGTTTGATGATCCAATAAAGGCAATAAAGGAATTCGACACTACAACCCAGATGCTTGCAGCAGGTGGATTAACTTTGCTTGGTGCTGGTATGTTATACCTAGCAAAAACAGCTATAGCAGCAATGATTCCAGCTTTTATAAGTGCCACAACTGCAGCAATAGGGTTTGCAGCAGCATTATGGGCAAATCCACTAACTTGGATTGTTGGTGGGGTAATGTTATTGGTTGGTGGTATAGTGTTACTTATTAAGAATTGGGACAAGCTTTCCAAGATGTTTAGTATTGACACTAAGAAGTTTAAAAATCTTGGCAATTCAATCAAGGGGTTCTTTAATGGTATGGCAAAAGAAACTGCCATTGCTGCAAAGCAACTTCTGAAAAACATAACTGAAACAGTATCAAAATTGCCTAGTCAGATAACTACTTGGTTTGGAGAGGTTAAACGTAAGATTATGACCTCAGCTAGAGATTTAACTGGCAAGTTTACCAATTTCTTTAATGGATTATTTGACTTTAAAAACATCTTCAGTGGTTTGGGGTCTGCATTTGATTCGGCAATGGCAACTGTTAGAAATCTATGGAATCAGTTTGTTAACACTGTCTCTAGTATAGGATCTAGCATAAAAATGTCAATAGAGAACAAGATAAATGAATGGTGGTCTGGGTTTAAAGATACCCCATTAGGCAAGTTTATAGCAAAAGG